AATAATCCCAGTCGTATCCGCCAGCGTCATCGAAGCCGTGCCGTCTTTGGCTTTGATGTTCGTGACTTCTAGATTCGTCAAATCAAGCGTAGAAGCGGCTACCGTGCCGTTCACCGTGATCGTGGTTCCGTTAGCAGAACCAATAGTGATCGCGGTAGTAGAGCCAGTGTCTCCAGCCGTACCGATGTTGATGGTCTTAGTCTGACCAGACTCCGTAATCCCCGTGCCGATGTTCAGGGTGTGAGTCTTAGTCGAACGATCAATCGCAATGTTGCCGGTCTGAGCAGTTCCGCCGACCGTGAAGGTGCCAGAGGTCTGAGAAGTCCCTAGCGCGATGTTCTGAGTCGTAGCAGAGAACGTAACCGCATCGCTTGCTGTCAGCGTCGTAATCGACAGCCCCGAACTCCACTGCGGAGCAGACCCGGTTGAGGTGACTACTTGGTTCGCAGTTCCAATCGACAGGAACGTCGTAGCTCCTGCACCTGATTGATAAGGAACCGATCCAGCAGCGCCGCCAGCAAGGTTGGTTGCAGTGTTGACAGAAATAGCACTCGGAGCCGCCCACCCCGGGATCGAGCCGTTCGAGGTCAGGATGTAGGTATTAAGCCCGATGCCAAGCTTTGCAAGAGTGTTAGAGCCGCTTGCATAGAGAAGATCACCAGTCGTCCAAGAACTCTGCGCCGTACCGCCATACGTCGCCCCTAGAGCGTTCGTAAGGTTCAGCGTGTTGATCGTGGCCGTCGTGCCGTCAAAAACAAAGTTTGACGATCCCGCTAAGGCTCCAGACAGGTTGTACTGGACTTGCGTAGTTGAGCCGCCAATCGTTCCAGTGCCTTTAGAAGCAATGATCTGAACCGTTCCGCCGTTGTCCTTGTAGTACAACTTCCCATCAGTGATGTTGATGGCAAGCTCACCATTGACTAGGTTTCCAGAAGTGGGAGCAGCAGATGCAGTAGTCGAATGGTAGAGCTGGATTGGCGTGAAGTTCGTAGCGGCCATGATGTTTCCTTAGAAGGTTCCTCCAGAGATTCCACTCCACTGCGGGCCTGTCGCTCCGGCAGTAAGAACGTATCCCTGTGTTCCTAACGCAAGTTTACTCAGTGTCGTAGCGCCTGTGGCAGTTATAAGATCGCCCGCGGTATAACTACTTAACCCAGTTCCACCGTTCGCTACAGCCACGGGCGTAGTAAGACTGAACTGAGTGCCACTAAGAGTTAAACCGGTTCCTGCCGAATAAACCTGAGACGCAGAAAACTGAGTAAACGTTAGATTAGTCGTGCCAATAATCAACGGGTTGGCAGTCGTTAATACATACGACTCACCCGCCCCTGTACTTCCTTCCTGAACAAAGAAGTAATCTCCCTGACCTAAACCTGTAGTGCTGTCAGGACGAAACGTATCTGCGTCGGTCGTTCTTGTAAGCACCCAGTCTGTACCACCGGGGTCAGGCGTTCCTACCGTGGTAACCGTATAAACACCGTTATGGGCGGCGTTAGCTTGGTTGTAAACCAATACGCGATTACTGACCGATAGCGTTACTCCATCAATCTGGATCGCTGCTTTAGTCCCGGCGTTAGTGAGAGTGGCCCCTACTCCAGCGTTAACGAGACCGCCTATCGTAAGCCCTGTTCCGTCAGTCAACGTCGTTAGTTCGGGGCCGTTATAAGACAAAGACAACGTGACTTGATTGGCGGCAGGAACCGAAAACACATAGTACGCAGTACCCGAAACAATCCCGTTTGCTGTGGACGAAAAGACGATCTGATCATTCACCGACAAACTAGGCGAGGTCGAAAACGTCAGCGTCTTTCCACCGGAAATCGTTGTCACCGTTACCGACGTACCCCCGGGGGTGTAAGTAGCGTTCAGCGCCGTAGGAGTCTCTACTCTTACGGGAGAGTGAATATCAATCCCTGAAGCTACTTGATCATCTACATACTGCTTTGTAGCGAGTTGTAGAGCCGCTGTAGGCGCTTGAGTAACTGTAACTGACGTCAGCCCAGCAAGAGTAAGAGACGACGCTCCCAACGCGATAGAAGTCGTTCCAACCGTTACCGTGCTGTTCTGAAGCGACGAGTTCGGGATGTTGGAAAGCGATAGGGCATTCGTGCTTCCAAGGGCTACTGATGCTGATCCGGAGATTCCACCCGAATAGGTAAACGAGATCGACGAGTTCGTCAGCGAACTGTTGCCGATGTTGCTAAGGGTATTGTTAGCCCCGCTGATTGTCTTGTTAGTCAGAGCCTGAGAACCTGTCAGCGTGGCTACAGACGAATCAATACTGATTGTCCTTGCGGCAGATCCGTTAAAGATCGTTCCAGAGTCCAGTTGCAACCCTGTGCCAACCGTCAACCCGTTCGTCGTGCTCGCTGTAATCGTTCCTGACGCACCTAACGCTACCGTGACGCCGTTATAGGTCACAGAAGAATTCGTCAGGCTTGCATTGCCGATGTTCGACAGCGTGTTGTTGCTGCCAGAAATTGTCTTGTTCGTTAACGCCTGTGCGCCTGTCAACGTCACGACAGTGCTGTCAATCGCTATCGTTACAGGTGTAGACCCGTTGTAGCTCGTTCCCGAAAGCCCCGTCCCAATCGTCAGGGCATTTGAAGCTGTAGCCGTTACCGTTACGGAGCCGCCAAGACTGACCGACGATCCGTTTATAGTAATTGCACTGTTCGTAAGACTAGAGTTCCCGATATTTGACAGCGTGTTGCTTGCACCGGAGATAGTCTTATTGGTTAAGACCTGACTCCCCGTTAACGTCACAACCGTTGAATCGATTGAGATCGTTCCGATTGTAGTAATCGGGCCTCCAGTAAGGCCAGTCCCCGTGTTGATTAGGGTGACAGCGCCTGTTGGAAGACTCGACCACGAACCGTCTTCGTACACCTCGAAGGCATTTAGATCGGTGTTGTAACGGATCAAACCATCCGCACCGGCAGCTCTCTCAGCCGTTGTCCCTACAGGAACTCTAACGCCGCCAGTACCCGGGAACACCGCGTTGTCAGCAATCCTAAAGACAGGGTCTGACGTACCGTTCCCGTTAGCTACAGAGATCTCGTTGGCTGTCCCGTAGAGAACCCTAGCGTTAACAGATCCACCGCCTATCGACAGCATCCCCGTAGAAGCAAGAGACGCTAAAGACAGAACTGTTCCTGTTAAAGCTACCGTAGGATTGCCAGAGACTCCGCTCCCATTAGTAATCGAGATCCCATCGCTTCCAGACACGATAGAACGAGCCACAACCGACGAAGCACTATCCTTCGCTATGATCCCCGTCAGAGCTAGCTCTAGGCTCCCAGAGGCTCCGTTAAGGGTCAGGCGATAGAACGACTGCGCTCCGCCGTCTGTAAACCCTAAGCCCGTACTCGTAGACAGATACCGAGAATTAGGAAGCGTCGGCTCCTGAACAATCGTCAGAAAGGTCTGATTGAGGATAGGAGCGTTAGCGATAGCTCCTGTAGTGGTCTGTCTCGTCTGCCCGCCCTGAACGATAGGAACCGCTTCCGTCCCGGTCAGAGGAAGCGCCTGCGGAAGCGAGGTAATCGTTACGTTTGGCATATCAGGGCTGCTGACTCAGACCATCAAGGTTTCCATCATCTTCCGGCGTGGCTTGGCTTTCTTCCGTAGATATGACGTATCCGCCATACCCCGTAGTGATGATGTCATTCGGATCTACCGCTACGCTCACATCAGGACGCGGGAACCTGATGTTAATCCGCTCGGTCTTTCTTGCCGGAAGTCTATACGGGTCAAACTCATCCGCACACCCCTGATCACATACCGACAACCCCGGGAAGTTCGGATCAGGTCGCATCACAGCATGAGGCCGCTTCATCTTGCAGCGGTCACACACTGCAATCGCTATGTCCGAATACCCACGGGTATCAAGGAACTTCGGCATGATCAGCGCGTGTAAACGGAAATGTTCGGGGCAAAGTAAATCGGGGACTTGTCGCGTTCTTCGTTTTCCGCAAGGATCAGGTACTTTTCTGCCTGACCTTCCAGATATTGCGTTCTTGCTAGGTCAACACCCGGAAGCTCAAGGCTCATTTGATGAGCCAGCATCGATTGGATGGCTAGATACCACCTTTGAGGGATCTCTAGCTCTCCAGAAAGCGCCCCAACGTCCATGATCTGCTTGGAATACCAGACAGTCATCTGAATAAAGGGGTCAGAAGGCACCGGCCAGAGGTAAATCTCACTCTGAGGGATGGTTCTGTTGAACCAATACTGGTACGGCTGGTTTGCAGTGAAGTTTTTGTTCGGCAAACTCGTGTAATCGTCCCGGTTTAGCCTCGCCATCGGGATTTCAGTGGAGTTATTGCCAAAAAACAGCTCCCTGACACTAATAGTGCCGCCTCCAGTCATCCTCATACGGTAATACTGCACCGTTTGACCGGGTTCGATGTCATACCAGAGCCACTGATTGTCTACCCAAACCTCTGTTCCGGGGTCATACAGCGTATTCCAAGTGATTCCATCAGCGGAATACTCAAAAATGACCGAATAAGTGCCTGAAACACCCGGCAAAACACCGATAGAACCGATGTAAACCGGGTTATCAGTGCCGTAATTGACGGAAATGTTCCCGTTCGTTGAGGTCTGCGTGCAAAGAGTGTCAATATTTCCATCAAAAGCGTTATCTACAACGCCTCCGGCACTCGTTGCATAGCTCCCAGTCCCGTTAGGAGTGGGCCGGTTCATCGTCCGGTACATCACATTCAATACATCGTTACCCCCTAGAGGAAGGGCATAGACGTATTGATCGGCTTTCAGACCGTAAACCTTCTTTTCAATCGCCCAGTATTGAATACCGATGTTGATCAGGTTAGAAAGCAGGAAGAAAAGCGACTCCCTTGCGCTCAAAACCTGCTCAGAGGTCAGCTCTTCAGCAAGCTTTCCGCACCTTCGAGCACCGTGGTCGATCAGCGTCTGAACACTGATAACGGTTGTGCCTGTGGTTCCGCTGTATGCCATCTACCACCCCGGACAATTCCACCGTTTCATAGAGGCACGAGCACGACTTCCGCGCTCACTCTTCCTTGCAATCGGCCCCATCCTCGCACAAAACGAGTCTCTCCGCGGGCCACCCTGCGGCTGCGGAGCTTTTAGGTTTGAGCCAGTCTCACGGTTGTACTTTTCTCTCCCCTTGGCCGTAAGCCCCGCTCCGCGCTCTACAGACAACTTTTCTCCGCGGCCTACAGCAAGACTCACCCCGCCGTCTTTCATGCGCTCTGGGAGCTTCCCATAAGCCTTCTTGCCTACGTTTGACTGGGTGAACTCACTTGCTACGCTCGGCTTGATCCCAACCTTCTTAGCAAACGAGGGATTGTTCTCGGCTGCTTTCATCAACCGAAACTGCGCCTTAGTCTTAGCAGGCATCTCAGGACGCCTTCAACAAAAACATCGAAAAGGTTGCATCAATTACCGTGATTACTGTACCAGCCGAAGCGCAAGCAGCTTGAACGATAATGTCATCACCGGCTGACGCTTGAATGAAAGCTGACACCGCAACGAACATTTCGTTAGTTGAATGAGAATGCGACTTCACCGTTGTATTGACATACGCGGCGGCGGTCGTTTCGTTAAAACATCGGAACGTAAACGTCTTGTTGTTCTGATCTGAAAACGTGATGAAGAACTGAACAAGATAGTCGCCAGTTACGTCAATCGTAATCTTATCGCTTGCAGCCGCCGGTGTTACCCCGTTCGACAACCCATTGGTCGTAAAGCCTGTAACCTTGTAAAAGGTATTCGCGCTAGTCAGCGTTTGAGTAGCCGATGCACCAGCAACGTAGATCTCTCCATATGTTGCTGCGGTAACTTGAAAGACCGACGCCTTCTTATTGGCACCACCTTGGACAATCGGAATGTTCTCTGTTCCATCCAGCGGCGTAGTGGCCGTGGTCATTTCCGTGATCTTGGTATTAGCCATTACGAGATCTCCAGAAGGATGCCGCCAGTGGATTCCATCAGGATATCCCCGCTGTCGTCTTGCAGTTCAATAAAATAATCCGTCGGCGTCACACCAAACGCAACTATGACGTTGGTTCCACCAACAGCATTGCCCCAACCATCAGCAGCGTTAGCCTGTACGCTTAACGCCGTTCCGGGGTAGACGTTAGCAAAATTAGCAACGCCAGAATAACCGACGCTCATGCAATGCCAGCCTGAATAAGCTTCAGCGTAGCAGACCCGGCACCTGAGTTCACCGTCAAACGAATGCCCGTAACAGGGAACGCATAGTTGCCATCCGCTGAGGCAATCTGATCGGCAATGGTCGGATGATCAAACCACGTCGTAAAACCTACCGCGGGGTCGTCAAAGGTATGCTGGACAGTGTAGTCAACAACACCATCAACAATCACACCAAACCCGACATTGAACGGATTGGTGTTCGTATTCATTACGAAAGGAGTGGTAGACCCAGCTCCAGTCTTTGAGGCAATTTGAACCTTCATTGGTAACCTCTAAAGAAAGTGAGGGCCGAAGCCCCCACTTGGTTCAGCACTTGACTGATCCGCCGCGCTTCTTCGCGGGAGTTACCGTGACAGACTTTTCAGTCTTGGTAACACTGCCTTCAGGCGGTTTTGAGAAGAAGCCCTTGATACCCTCCATCAACTTCCGGGGAGCGCCAAGAATTGCGTTACGCATCTCTTCGTTCTCTGCGGTACGACTCTTCTCGTAATCCTTATAAGCCTTTTCGTTCTTGGTCGTTTGGATTTGATCTTGGATGTTGGCCGGTACTCCACCGTCCTTCATCTTCTGATACTTGCTGTAGACCTCATTGGACATAGCCTTCGCGCTCTTCATTGCTGAAGCATTCTCAGACTTATGGGCCTTCAGCAACTTGGCTTCCGCCGGAGTCACCGAACCACCTTTCTTAAACGTCCCACTCAACTGGCTAATACTAACCGGCGTCGAGGGAGTCTTGCGGCCTTGTGGCATCGCTACAGGGGCACCGCTCTTATTAACACTTCCCCCCGTAGCGAAAGCTTTTTTTGCGGCACCACCTTTTTTGTAGCCGCCAGCATTAGCTTTCGCCACACCACCAGTCGCGTAGCCACCAGCGTTGCCAAGCTTCACACCGCCGGTTTTAGCCGGAGAGTGATCAACTTTGGCAGTGTGCATCATCGTCTCGCCCTTTTCGGACTTGATGATTCCACCCGCTTTGTATCCACCTTGGCCCATGACTACCCCGCCAGTCTTCAGCCCTTTATGAGCCTTGCTAGCAGGCTTACCAGCGTGTTCTTTCAACGCTTCGGCGGTCTTAGCCATCTTCTTCATTTCAGCAGCGTGCATCGCCTTCGACTCGCCGCCTTCTTTCATCATGCGACCAGCCATTCCTACCGGAGCTGCGGGAGCAGCAGCAGCAGGCATAGCCATCATCGCACGACGACGAGCAGCCATCGAGGGACGCATTGGAGCACGAGCGGAAGCCATTCCACCGCGAGCAGGCATTGCTGGTGCCTGTGCAGTCGCCGTTCCCATGCCAGAAAGACCGCCCGCCTGCATCTTCTTGACGGTGCCGCCCTTCTTGAGCTTGAGTTCGATAGAAGGCTCCGTGGTCATCATCTTGACCATCGGCTTGAACTGACCCATTTCCTTACTCCTTAAATTAGAACCCCGGGGGTTGCCCCCCGGAATTCATTAGGACGGATTTACGCCGATACCACCCGCCGAAGCACTCGGAGCAGGCATATCAACATAAATCTGAGCAAGGGACGATGCGTCTGATCCAAACTCGCCAACGCCGACCATCATCGAATTCTTGATTACAACTTGACCACCAGCCGATGCTGCCAAAGTAGCCAGCGCGGTCATGCTAGTCGAAGTCGAACCAATGTTATTGACGAAGGTGCAACCTTTGAACAGCGCATACCGATCCATACCAGATGCTGCACCAACCTTGAGACCAAGGGGGGTGCCTGCACTGCACTGGAACGGGAAAACACAGTCAATGAACGAGTTACGGGCCGTCCCGCCAGCGAGTTCTACCGTTGCATTTGCCGCACTACGAGCAACAGTGTCGCCGCCCAGCGTGCAGTTGATGAACGTATGCTCACCACCACCGTTCAACTTCAAGGTACGAGCGTTCGCGCCGCCAGCAGAAGCAGCATCAGCCATACCGTAAATGTTGACGTTAGAGTAAGCATTGCGCGAACCCGAGTCAGTCCAAGCAATCATGCTGGCAGACCCCGTGGAGAATCCACAGAACACCGACAGATTGGCAAAGTAACAACCCGAAGCAGTGACATTGATAAACGCATCACTGTTGAACGTTGCAGCCGTATAGGTGCCAGTCGGCGGAGCAATCCGCGCACGCTGCGCGACCGAGGTCGGAGCAGCCACACCAATAAGGTGAGTCGCGTCTTTGTTCCAGTTCAACGTACCAGTGGTAGCCGCCGAGTTGATCGACTGAGCAAGTGCGGTACTCAGACGAGCAGAACCCGTCGAAGAACCGTTACCTACCAGCACGACCACATCGTTGTTACCAGCGGTGCATTTAGCCAGAGCACCATACAGAGTCTTAAGGGGCTGTTCCGGCGTGCCTTCGTTACCATCAGCTCCGATCACCGGATCTACAAAGTAGTAGTTCCCAGTGAACGGAAGACCGCCGATGGTTCCAAGAACCGGCACCCCAAAACTAGTAATCCCAT